AGCACAGTTTGTGGGTAGTGATGCTAGTAACGATTGGCGTGTTAGACTTAGTATGCCCAGCACTCCAATTTACACAGGGAGCCCAGTACTACAACCATTAGTACGTGCAGGCGGCCTAGTGTGGCCCTTTACTCCTTCAATTGCAATTAGTTCGTCGGCTAACTATGAACCCACTGCAATCACACATCAAAACTACAATTTCTTAAGCTATCAAAATAGTAAATCGGACTCTATTACGATTAACGGTGCATTTCACGTAGAAGATGCAATACAAGCACAGTACTGGATAGCCGCAGTACACTATCTAAGATCTATTACTAAAATGTTCAGCGGTGACATGGGTAAAGAAGCTGGTAATCCTCCTCCTATTGTGTTATTAAATGGCTACGGAGATTATGTGTTTAAAAATATACCTGTAGTTGTTACAAATTTTTCTTGCGAACTACCATCAGACGTAAATTATATTTCTACTAATGTAGGGTCAGAAGGATCAATGGGTGGATTTGGTATGGCATCTGGAGGCGGCATGTCATCTATTGAAAGCATATCAGCAACTACCGGAGCACTTGCTGGACTAGCCGGAGCATTTGGTGCAGGTAAAGCCGCAAGGGCGTTAGGCGCAGTGAGTGCAGCATCAGGCGTAGTCAACGGCGTTAAAAATTTACTAAGCGCATCCGGTGGCGGAGGAGGAACTTCAGGTTCAGCATCCGGAGGCGCAACGCATGTTCCTGTAAAGAGTAATATTTCAGTAACGGTAATGCCTGTCTACAGTAGAGAAGATGTTAGGAAATTTAATCTTGGCGATTTTGTCAACGGCAAATATGTCAATAATATTCCGGGGTATAATTAATGGCTACTTATAAAAATACAAGTCCGTGGAAAGATACGCAAATAAAAAATAACTATCTAGGCATACTTCGTATTAGAACAGTGCCTGCAGAATCAGATGACTATCTCTACACAATAGAACCTCAATATAATTTTAGACCTGATTTGTTGGCCTACGACCTTTACAAAGAACCTAAACTTTGGTGGGTTTTTATGCAGAGAAATTTAGACATATTACAAGATCCAATTTATGATTTTGTTGCTGGAACTAAGATATACATACCTAAAGGCGATAGTTTAAACAAACTGTTGGGATTATAACATGGGATTTTTTGATGAAGTTAGAGGTGCAGCAACTACAGCATCTAGCCAAGTAACTAAAGTATTATCGGGAAATTCTGCAGTTACACAAGGCATTGCTAGTGCAACACAATCTGCGGAATCTTTGAAAAATGCTGCTCTTAGCGGATTATCTAATGTGGGTACTAATATTGCAGGATTAGTCCCAGGTATTGCAAACTCCGCCACTTCCGCACTAGGCAGCATTGCAGCAGGACAGCCTACTCTTGACGTAAAAGGTTACACTTCAGGGTTTAAAGCATCTGTTCCAGGAACGCCTCCGTTCCCTAATGTTTTAAATCAATATACTTCGTTTAACTATATGTTTACATTAAGTGTACTTCCTTTAGAACACATTAATGATCCAAATTCAACTTACAGAAAAGGCGATTTAGGACCAATTATTATTAAGTCTGCCGGCGCCGCCCCAGAAAAAGATCTTGTATCAACTGCCTATGGCAAATATGATTTTTATGTTGAAAATTTAAAAATCAGCGGTATGGTAGGTTTAAACAAAGGCACAGGAAATTCTAATGCACTCAGCATGAGCTTTACAGTCATTGAACCTTATAGTATGGGACTGTTCTTCCAGGCTATGCAGACAGCAGCATTGCAGTCTGGGTACTTAAATTATCTTGATGTGCCTGTATTGTTGACTATAGAGTTTAAAGGACACATTGATGCTAATTTGTTAAACCAACAAATTGACAACACTAAAAAAATGATTCCTTTAAAACTTAGAGAAATAGGAATGCGAGTCACAGGAAAAGGTTGTACGTATGATGTAGAAGCTTATCCATGGAATGAGCAGGCATTTTCATCTTCTTATTCTCAAACTAAAACAGACGTTAATATTAGTTGTAACAAAGGTGGTCCTTATACAGTACAAGAAATGTTACAAAAAGGACAGAAAAGTCTACAAAAAGTTCTTAATGATAGATTAGATGAAGAACGTAAAAAAGGAAATAAACAATTTTCTGATGAAGTAATAATTTTATTTCCTTCAGATCTTGCAACAGGTGATGCTGCTACCAGTGCCGATGCAGCGCCTAATGAATCAGCAGATAAGCCTGCTACGGCTAAACCCGGAGACTCTGCATCATCTGGAATATTTAAAAAATTAGGAATTGGTCGAGGTGACAATACAACTTTAGTTCAATTAAATGCAGCCACTGTTAACAACATTGGCAAGTCTGGTATGGGCTTTAATCTTTATAATAAAGGTGATACTCCATTTGCTAAAGATAATCTTGCCTATGACGAAGCAACAGGAATTTATAAACGAGGCAACGTACAAATTGATCCAAACAATGCAGATTTTAAATTTCCACAAGGATCTACAGTACAAGATATTATTAATCAAGTTATATTAATGAGTGACTATGGTCGCCAAGCATTAAACAAATCAAACTGGACTCCGCAAGGACAAGTAGTATGGTGGAGAGTTGAAACACAATATTTTATGAAATCTAGTCCCGAAGATAATAAAGTAGGACAAAAACCTAAATTAATTGTCTATAGAGTTGTACCTTATTTGGTAGATGCATCTGTTTTCATACCACCTAATGACAAGGCACCTGGTTTAGAAAACAAAAAGAAAGAAGCACTTAAAGAATACAATTACATTTATACTGGTAAAAATATTGATGTACTAGATTTTCAAATTGATTTTAAAGCAGGCTTTTATAGAGCATTGAATGCAGATGGCGGTAAAGAATCAGAATCTAATCAAGGAATGTCAGCTGCTCAAGGAGCCGGCACAGTTAAACAAGAAGCACAAGATGGCAAAAATCCTTCAGGCAGTACTCCTAATACTCAAGAAACTCCTGTTACTAATAAAACAGATAAAATAGGATCGGCTAGTCATAAAAATGGCGGAACTGGAGTCGATGATGCTGCTACTATTGCAGCTAGACAATTCCATGAACTAGCTACTCAAGGTACTGACATGATTAATTTAAACATGACAATACTTGGAGATCCTTATTATATTAGCGATAGTGGATTAGGTAACTATTCCGCAGGCGCAACTGAAAAACAAAACATTAACACTGACGGTGCTATGGACTATCAAACAGGCGAAGTGTTAATTAGTGTTAACTTTAGAACACCAATAGATCTAAACACTAAAACTGGCTTTTATAATTTTGGTGATACTAAACCTGTACAACAATTTAGCGGATTGTTTAGAGTACTTCAAGTTGAAAGTATTTTTAATCGAGGAAAGTTTACTCAACAGCTAAGTTTAGTTAGAATAGTAGGACAAGACAATAAAAATGCTCCAGAAGGAGAACCGGCACTGCCAAAAGTAGCACAGCCAGATCAGCCAGACGGAGAAGATGCAGGAGCAGATATTGCGGCAATAGAAGCATCAGCTGCTGAAGAATACCCAGACGGTGCACCCCAACTCTCAGATCAAGAAGTTGCAGCTAATAATGCAGCCCTTGGAGATTTTAACGGATAATTATGGCAGAAGAAACTAGACTAGGGCAAAACGAAAGTCCTCAAGACCCCGGCCCGTTTTTAGCAAAAGTGGTCAGCCACCTTGACCCTAATTATATGGGCGCCTTAGAAGTACAATTGTTACACGAGGTAGGAAATGACGAAGATAGAGAAGGACAGCTTAGAACTGTTAAGTATCTAAGTCCTTTTTATGGTGTGTCAAACAGTGCGTATCTTGGCGAAGATCCTGACGACTACGACAACACACAGAAGTCCTATGGTATGTGGATGGTGCCTCCTGACATTGGCACTATTGTAATGGTAATTTTTGTCGGAGGAGATGTACGTAAGGGCTACTGGATGGGCTGTGTGATTGAAGAAAATATGAATTTTTCTTTACCAGGACACGCTTCTACAAAATATGTAGTTGATGATACTAAAGAAACTGACGCCAAATACGAACGTGTGCCAACGGGAGAATATAATAAAATTATTCATCCAGTTACAGAAGATCCTACAAAAATTGTCAAACCTGAAAGCCCGTTAGCAACAAAATTAGAAACTCAAGGATTACTAAAAGATGATATTAGAGGCATAACATCATCTTCTGCTCGCAGAGAAATTCCTAGTTCTGTTTTTGGTATTTCAACACCTGGGCCTGTAGATAAAACAGGTAAGCAGGGTAAAGTAGGAAAACACGAATACAAAATTCCAAATGCATTTGTCAGTCGGTTAGGTGGTAGTAGCTTTGTTATGGATGACGGAGACGACAAGTGGGAAAGAAAAACCCCTGCATCTGATGGACCACCTGAGTACGTTTCGGTAGAAGGTGGCACGACTGCTGAACGAGATATCCCGCATAATGAATTAATTAGATTGCGTACCCGTACTGGTCATCAAATTTTATTACATAACAGTGAAGATTTAATCTACATTGGCAATAGTAAGGGAACTACTTGGATAGAGCTGACTAGTGATGGTAAAATAGATATTTTTGCCAATGACAGCATCAATATTAGAACTAAAAAAGATTTTAATTTTTATGCAGACAGAGATATTAATATTGAAGCAAAGCGTAATGTTAATATTAAAGCCGGTGAAGAGATGCAGTTAGAAACCGGTTTAGACTGGAATGTAATAGTAGGAAAAAACGGCAAAATATCGTTGTCAACAGACTTTGATGTTAACGCTGGCGGACATATCTATAATACATCTAGCGGAGCTAACCATACTAAAGCAGGCGGAAATATTGTAGAAACTGCGCCTGCTATTCATATGAATGGACCAGCAGCAGCTACAGCACCTAAAGCACAAGTTTTAAAAACACACAATCTACCAGATGTTGCTAGCCCTGGTGCAGACCTAACTGAAATGGTATCAATTTTAAGACGTGTACCTACAGCAGAACCGTATCCGCAGCATGAAAATTTAGACCCGTTGAAAGTTAAACCTGATATAACTGATAGAGACGCTGAAGGAAGACACACTTCGTCAACTACTACGATGAGTTTTGCTGGAACACGATGGAAAGAGTATACTACAGAGACTGATACATTTGAAAAAATAAAAGGACCTGAAGAGCAGGATGCAGACCCTTACATTTAACGGGTAAATACAACTATGACAGCTAGCCAAAGATTATATGATAAGATTGTTTTAAAAAGTGCAAACACTTCTGAATCAATTCCGGGTACTAGAACTTATAAAGGTTTTAGCACAGTTGCGTCTACGTCTAACAGTTTTGCGCTCTACGATTTAGAACTGATTAAACAAGATTTGTTAAATCACTTTCATATACGACTAGGCGAAAGACTAGAGCAACCAGAGTTTGGAACTATTATATGGGACATATTGTTTGATCCGTTAACCGACGAACTACGATCAGTTATTACAAAAAATGTAGAAACAATTGTAAATTATGATCCTAGAATACGTGCTGATCAAGTTATTGTAACCAGTTACGAAAGCGGTATACAAATAGAATGTACCTTGGTATACTATCCCTACAACATTCAAGAATCAATTCAATTAAGATTTGATCAAGACAACGGTTTACTGCTAGTTTAATAAACTACCCACATAATTTTAATCGATAAATACCTTATAAATGGGAATAAGGTATGTCAGCAACCGACAGACAAAATAGATTATTAGTAGCAGAAGACTGGAAACGAGTCTATCAAAGTTTCCGAAATGCAGACTTCCAAAGCTACGACTTTGAAAATTTACGTAGAGTAATGATCAATTATATCAGGGAAAATTATCCTGAAGATTTTAATGACTACATTGAATCTAGCGAATACCTTGCTCTTATTGATCTTATTGCTTTTCTTGGACAAAGTATTAGTTTCCGCATTGATTTAAATGCAAGAGATAACTTTTTAGAACTAGCAGAGCGTAGAGAAAGCATATTACGACTGGCAAGACTATTAAGTTACAATGCAAAGCGTAATGTTGCAGCATCTGGTTTATTAAAATTTACCACAGTTAGTACCACTCAAACAGTTTACGATTCTAACGGACGAAACTTATCAGGCCAGGTAGTTACATGGAATGATCCAGCAAATACCAACTGGTACGATCAATTTGTAAAAATTCTTAATTCAGCATTGCCCGCAACTAGACAGTTCGGTAATCCTGACGACAAAAATGAAATTTTTGGAATTCCTACAGAACAATATAGATTCCAAAGCAGTAACACTGATGTTCCAATTTACAGTTTTTCTAAAACAGTAGACGGAAAAAATTTACCTTTTGAAATTGTTTCTACAGTGTTTAAAGGTGCCGACGAGATATATGAAGAAGCACCATCAATTGGTAATCGACTGGCGTTCCTATATAGAAATGACGGTCGAGGTAACGGCAGCACTAACACTGGTTTCTTTATACATTTTAGACAAGGTATATTAAATCAAGGAACATTTTCTATTACACAACCATCAACTAATGAAACAGTTGATATTGATGCAACCAACATTAATAACTCAGATGTGTGGTTATATAGACTTGATCAGAACGGATTAGAGTCAGAATATTGGGCTCCTATTTCTTCCTTAGAGGGAAATAATACAATTTACAATAGCCTTAACAAGTCGATAAGAAACATCTATAGTGTTATCACTCGTGCTGGCGATAGAGTAACTTTATCTTTCAGCGACGGAACTTTTGGTAACTTACCGTTAGGCACATTTAGATCATATTATCGTGTGAGTAACGGAACAAGTTATATTGTTAATCCTAAAGACATTAAAAATGTTTCTATAGAAATCCCATATGTTTCTAATTTAAATCAGTTAGAAACATTATCTGTTACTCTTAGTTTACAATCTTCAGTTAGTAATTCTGTTGAAGCTGAATCAAACGCAAACATTAAATCTAGAGCACCGGCAACCTATTATACACAAAATCGTATGATCACGGGCGAAGACTATAATATTAGTCCATTAAGTGTCAGCCAAGAAGTTGTAAAAGTTAAAGCAGTTAATCGATCAGCTAGCGGCATTAGTCGGTACTTTGATCTTGTAGACCCAACTGGCAAGTACAGTAAAACTAATCTCTTTGCAGACGACGGCGTGTTGTATAGAGAAGAATTTACTGATAGTTTTAGATTTAGTTACACAACAAGAACAGATATTGAAGCAATGATCTATAATCAACTTACTGAGTATTTAAAAAGTACATCATTAAGAGATTACTATTACACTAAATTTATTGCTATTGCTACGGATTCTTTGAATGTGTCTTTTTACAATAAAACAACTGATATAAATCAATGCACAGGCTACATTGGCGGTACAACTCCTGATCCGTCTACTCCGTATAAAGTTGGAACTTTTTCAACTACACTTTTAAGATTTGTCACCAGTGGTGCCCTAGTTAAATTTGTTACACCTACTGGAAAATATTTTGATAAAAGCAATAACAATGTACTTACAACTGGTGACGGTACTGCAAAAAATGCTAGTCGATATATTTGGACTAAGGTAATTTCAGTAGCCGGAGACGGTACTAACAACGGTACCGGAGTATTAATTGACGGGTCTGGGACTATCATTTTTAATGACATAGTTCCTAGCGGAGCATTGCTTGCTGAAATAATCCCAGCATGGAGAACAACATTCGATACTAATACAGTATCGACAATGATCGATCTAATGTTCGCTAATAAACCGTTTGGCCTTCGTTACGATGTTGAAGATCGTAATTGGAAAATTATTTTTGAGGTTAACCTTAATACTTCTTCTGATTTTAGTTTAGGCAAGCAAGGCGACAATTCTAATCAACAATTAGATTCTAGTTGGCTAGTATTGTTTACAACAGATACTGAATATTATACTGTTCAGTTTAGATTGTTACGTTATATATTTGAAAGCGATACGCAAGTACGATTCTTCTTTGATGCTAGCGATAAAATTTATGATACTAGAACTAATACTGTAGAAAAAGACAAGATAAAAGTCTTAAGTATTAATCCAGTACCCGACGATACTATCCCATTTACCTATGATAGAGATTGGGAAATTACCGAAGAATACACTGGATTAGATGGATATGTAGATACTAAAAAAATTCAAATATCATTTAGTGATACAGACGACGATAGTGTTGTAGATAATCCTGATATTTTCTTAGAAATAGTTGCGCCGTTAACTAACCCTACTTCAAAATATGTTGTTCAAGAATTGTATATTATTGAACAACAACAAGAAGATTATCGTTGGATAGATAATTCAACAGATACTGTTATAATATTATCCACACAGCCAGTTACTGGCGTTAACGGACAATATTATTATTTTATTGACACAGATGTTGTTAAAGTTTACAGCTCAACAACTGGAACTTTTACACCGTCTTTAAATTATAAAGTATATGTTGGAAGATCAAATTTAAAGTTTCAGTACATTCACAATGCCGATTACGAATCTAGAATTGATCCAGGATTAACTAATCTAGTTGATATCTTTGTATTAACCAAACAATATGATAGACAATACAGAGAATGGTTAAACGGATCTAGAGCAGTGCAACCTTTACCACCTAGTAGTGATGCATTATACAACTTATTGTCACCTGATCTTAACAAGATCAAATCAATAAGTGATGAAATTGTTTATCACCCGGCAAAGTATAAAGTATTATTTGGACCAACATCTACTATTGATGTACAAGCTACTTTTAAAGTAGTAAAAAATTCAGAAATTGTTATCAGTGATAATGATGTTAAGTCAAGAGTATTATCTGCAATAAGTGAATTTTTTAGCATTGAAAATTGGGAGTTTGGGGATAATTTTTATTTTAGTGAATTATTAACTTATGTAATGAATAGAATTGCTCCGAACATAGTTAACTTCTTAGTAGTACCTAAAAAGAGCGATCTAACATTTGGTAGTTTATACGAGATTAGGTCTGAAAAAGATCAGATTTTTATAAATGGCGCAACAATAGATGACATTGAAATTATTAGTGCAGTAACGGCAAGTAAATTAAAATCATCCGGTAATATTACTATTGCAGAAACAACAACAAGTCAACAAAGTATAACAAGTGGAAGTAACTGATGGCAACTAACAATCAATCTGAATCAGCATTACCCGTTCCTGGTAACAACAATTCTAGGAAAACTTCGGATCTGTTACCTAGATTCTATAAAACAGACAGCAATAAGAAATTCTTTTCTGCTACATTAGATCAGTTAGTTCAACCTGGTACAGTAAAAAAAGTAAGTGGATATATTGGCAGACAAAATGCTAAGTCAGTAGTTGCTTCTGATGTTTTTATTCGAGCATCAGACACTACACGACAAAACTATCAATTAGAACCTGCAGCAGTAATTCAAGATTACTTAGGTAACGTTAACTTTTTTAAAGACTACATTGATCACATTAATCACGTAAAAGTATTTGGCGGAAATGTTGACAACCACGAACGATTAAACAAACAAGAATTTTATGCGTGGAACCCAAATATTGACTGGGATAAGTTTGTTAACTTTCAGCAGTACTATTGGTTACCGTACGGCCCAACACCTATTGAAGTTGCAGGACAGCAACTAGCAATTGAAAGTACATTTACTGTTGTTGCAGAAGATAACGGTGACAACTATGCTTATCTTTTTACTCCCGACGGCCTAACTAGAAATCCTACAATTACATTGTTTAGAGGTCAAACTTATAAATTTGACATAGATGCGTTACACAATCCGTTTGCTATTAAAACACAACGAGTTGCAGGAACACTTGACAGATTTACCGAAGGTGTAACTGGCAACGGGACTGAACAAGGAACACTTACTTTTGTAGTAGGTATAGACACTCCTGATGTACTGTATTATGTAAATGAAGCAGATGCTAATACAGGCGGAACGTTTCAGATTAAAGATATTGATGAAAACACTTTCCTTAATGTAGGCGCTGATATATTAGGTAAAAAATCCTATACATTGTCTACAGGAACAGCATTGTCTAATGGAATGAAACTATTTTTCTCAGGTAATGTATCTCCAGAAATTTACAGTAGCGGCTATTGGTATGTTGAAGGTGTAGGTACTACAATTAAACTAGTATCAGAAGTTGATTTAGAAATTAGTGGAACATACACTGAAGAAACTGCATTGTTATTTGATGATAACCCGTTTGACCTAGATCCATTTAGTACTATTACAAATACTCCTAAAGAAAAAGATTATATTGTAATCAACAGATCTAGCCCGGATCGAAATCCGTGGTCAAGATACAATAGATGGTTTCATAAAGATGTTATTACTGCGTCAGCGGAATCTGCTGGACAGTTTCCGGAGTTTGATCAAACTGCAAGAGCTAACAGACCTATTATTGAATTTAGTGCTGGATTAAAACTTTATAATTTTGGTCATCAAGCAAAGAAAAATGTTGATCTAATAGATAATTTTACCACTGATGTATTTTCTACAATAGAAGGCAGTCTTGGTTATAATATTGACGGAGTTGATGTTGTTAACAACATGCGTATCCTGTTTACCGCAGACCCTGACAGACTAGTTAATGGTCGAATTTTTAAAGTTAATTTTATAGAAGTAACAGTCCCTAATAGACAGTTTAATTTTAATGCAGTTACTGGTATAAATTTAACTACAAAAGTTATTACTACTAGTACTGTACACGGTTTAACAACAGGTAATCAGGTTATATATTTAAACAATGGCGAATTGAATATTAACGGATTAACTCATAGAAAAGTTTATTATGTTCGAGTTGTTAACGATACAGATATACAATTATACACTAATAAACTGTTATCTGTTGAAGCAAATATTTTCGACGTTGGCATTGGAACACACAGCTTTGAAGTGTTTACTGGCCTGCGTCGCCAGATTAATCTAGTTGAAGAAGCTGATTCTGCCCCATTAGAAAACGAAACAATATTAGTAAATCTTGGACAAGTTGAAGAACTTATTCCTAACTCTTTGTACGGCAATAGGGGAATGATGTACTGGTATAACGGTACTAAATGGAAACTTGGACCTATTAAATCTACTGTTAACCAGCAACCGTTATTTGATATATTTGACCCTAACGGTTATAGTTATAGTGACACTACAATTTATGACGGATCCAGTTTTAGAGGAACTAAAGTTTTTTCTTACAAAGTAGGTACAGGCACGAATGATGCAGTATTAGGATTCCCGCTATCTTATCAAAATATTAATAATGTTGGCGATATACAATTTGAATTTAATTTACTTAAAGATAGCTTTACCTACAAAGATGTTGCTGACGTATTGTCTAAAACAACTAGTGTTGGATATTTAAAATTAATTAATGCTCTTACAACTTACAGCTACGAGAACGGATGGAAAACATCTCTGATAGATAATATACAACCTGTAGTAAGAATATTTAAAGAAGAATATCGAACGCTATTTGATGGATCTAAAAATCTTATTGTAAATAATTTTCCAGTAGATGTTTTTGATTTTAAAGATCAATTAACAGATTTAGAAATAAAGGTCTATGTTAATGGTCGCAGACAAAACAAAGACTCATTTACAGTTATCAACGGCCCAACTTATAAGACTGTAGTGTTAACTACAGATGTAACTAATGCCGATGTAGTTACTTTAAAATGTTATGCTAAACAGTTAAAGAATGATAAGGGATATTATGAAACACCTATTAGTTTACAAAACAATCCTTTAAACAATGATGTTACACAGTTTACACTAGGTGAAGTCATTGATCACGTAGATACGATTGTAGATAATATAACAACCTTTTCTGGAACATATCCAGGCGACGGAAACTTGCGAGACATTGGAAATTTAACTCCGTACGGTGCCCGATTTGTCCAGCATAGTGCTCCACTAAACTTTAGCTTATATCATCTTGGATCTCAAACATCTAATATGTTTAAGAGTTTAGAACAAGCTAGAGATGATTACGGCAAATTCAAACGAGCATTTATTACCTATGCATCTAATGCAGGAATTGACACTGATCCAAGACCGTTTGTAGATATTATTCTAACTGAGCTTGCCAAAGATAAACCTAAAACAAGTCCATATTATCTATCAGATATGTTTGGATATTCTGGTTCTAAGAGATTAGAATACACAGTGCTTGACGGCAGAATTAAAACATACCCATTAACTTCTGCGTTTAACCTTGCTTTATTATCAAATAAAGCAGTTGGCGTTTACCTCAACGGCAATCAATTATTGCACGGCCGTGATTATACATTTGGAACAGATGTATTTTTTACTATCTTAGTTGAGCTAGTTGAAGATGATTTAATTGAAGTTTACGAATACGAAAGTACCGACGGCACCTTCTGCCCACCAACTCCGACTAAACTAGGTTTATATCCTCTGTTTGAACCTAAAATATATACTGACGACACTTACCTTGAACCTACTACAGTTATTCAGGGCCACGATGGTAGCATAACAATAGCCTATGATGACTACAGAGATGATCTAATCCTAGAATTAGAAATGAGAATTTTTAATAATATTAAAATTTCTTACAACTCTGATATTTTTAATATCTATGATTTTATTCCTGGGTATAGTAGAACAACTGAGTACTCTAAATTTGAAACTGATAATGTCCTGGGACAATTCTTTTTCCAATGGACAGCAAATGTTAACCAAGATTTTACACAACCAAATATTGATTTATGGTCTAGATTAAATCCGTTTACATTTAATTATAGAGGTAATTTTGCTCCTAATGGCACTGATATTCCAGGATTCTGGCGCGGTGTATATCGCTGGATGTTAGATACAGATAGACCACATACCCATCCTTGGGAATGTTTAGGGTTTAGTATAGAACCAACATGGTGGCAAGATGTTTACGGAACAGTGCCCTATACTAGTGACAACTATGTATTGTGGGAAGACATTCGCCAGGGTATTATTAGACAACCTGGCGTTCCTATTCGAATTTTAGAAAAGTTTGCTAAACCTATTCTTTCTTCAGGCAAACCTGTTGACGAAGACGGCAATTTAATTAGTCCATTATATGCAAGTTATGCAAATGGTCCTATAAAAGAAACTGCAGAAGGCTCATGGGTATTTGGTGATCAAGCACCTGTAGAGACTGCATGGAGACGTAGTAGTTATTATCCATTTGCATTAATGCAAACAGCATTGTTGTTACATCCTAACAAAGTATTAGGTTCAACATTTGACAGAAGTAGAATTGTTAGAAATCTTAGCAATCAATTAATTTACAAAGATACAGGTAGAAGAATTAGACTTGAAGACCTTGCTGTTACCTCAACCGCGTTAAGCTCTACAAGAGTATATACTGCTGGATTAGTGAATTATCTTGTAGATTATTTGACCAGTGATACTACTGCTTTATTAGATCAGTATGCTGATGATTTACAATCTCTTACTACAAAAATTGCCGCAAAACTTGGCGGGTTTACATCGAAAGCTAAATTTAAATTAATTCTTGACAGTAAAAATCCCAGTAGTTCTGGAGGAGTTTTTATTCCGGAAGAGAATTATAATATTTTCTTAAACACTAGTTCCCCTACAAATCGATTAGCATACAGTGGCGTTGTTATTACAAAATATGCCGACGGTTATGAAATTAGAGGGTACATTAAAGATCAACCGTACTTTGTTTATTATCCCTATCAGCAAAATGAACGGGTTATAAATGTCGGCGGAATTTCTGAAAGTTTTATTAACTGGGAGTCTGACAAATATTATACTGCCGGAAAACTTGTTAGATATAACAATCAATATTTTAGAGTAAAGATCACTCATCAGTCAACTACTGAGTTTGATCCTGATTATTTTACCCGATTGGCTGCACTACCTGTTACAGGAGGCCGAGAGGCAATTATTAGAAAGTCTTGGGATAAAAACACTAAGATTACAATTAGCTACGGAACAAAATTTAAACAAATACAAGAAGTTGTAGATTTCTTGCAAGGCTATGGGGCATACTTACAAGAACAAGGATTTGTATTTGATGAATATAATCAAAATTTAAAAGCAGTTGACAGCTGGGAAACTTCAGTAAAAGAATTCTTATTTTGGTCCACACAAAACTGGGCAGTAGGGTCGGCATTAGCAGTAAGTCCTTCGGCTAGATACATGCTAGTCAAATCTGACACGGCGGTAGTTGATAATATTCAAAATAGTTTCTATGGCTATAAAGTTTATCGTGTTGACGGTGAAAAAATAGATCCAGAATTTACAAACACTTACAGAGAAGAAAACGAGTTCTCACTCTCTCCTCAAAACACAAATCACGGATTGTATGGAGCAGTATTACATACAGTTCAAAAGGAACATGTGTTAATACTTGACAATGTAACACAGTTTAATGATATAATTTATGATCAAGCTCCTGGATATAGACAAGAGCGAATTAAGATTCTAGGATATGTATCAGCTAATTGGAATGGTAGTTTTAACGTGCCTGGATTTATTTTTGATACTGCTAGAATAGCTGATTGGACTCAATGGTCAGATTATAATCTAGGTGATATTGTAAAATATAAAGAATTCTATTATTCTGCAAAGTCATTCTTGCCTGGAGTAGCTGAGTTTGATAATTCCAGTTGGGTATTATTAGAAGAAAAACCAACAGCACAGTTGTTACCTAACTGGGATTATCGTGCCGAGCAATTTACAGATTTTTATGATCTTGACAGCGATAATTTTGATTCTGAACAACAAAAAATGGCGCAACATTTGATTGGTTACCAGAAACGTCAGTATCTAGAAAATATTATTCAAGACGATCTTAGTCAGTATAAATTCTATCAAGGAATGATTTCTGAAAAAGGTACACAAAATGTTTTTAATAAATTATTTGATGTATTAAGTGCAGATGGCCAAGAAAGTTTAACATTTAACGAAGAGTGGGCAGTTCGTGTTGGTGCATACGGTGCAACTGATTCTTACAAAGAAATAGAGTTTAAATTAGACGAAAGTTTGTTTAAATTAAATCCGCAACCAATAGAATTAACTTCAACTATTAATCCTTCAATAGTTGACTTTGTTTATAGACAAGTTCCTACAGATATTGTTGTTAAACCAGTAGGGTATAATAATGAACCTTGGCCAGTAGAAGGCACAGAACAATATTTAAGAACGCCGGGGTATGTCAGATATGAAGATGTTAAATTAAATGTTGATTCTCTTGAAGATGTAATAGCATACGATATTTCCACGTTTGAAGAAGGTGATTATATTTGGTGCGCATTTGAAAATAAATTAAATTCTTTTAATGATTATTGGAATGTTTATAGATTTACTAAAAATACTTTTGGAATTGCCGATGTCGAATACGCTTCTGGCACACTAACCCTTCAATGCGATAGAACTCCGAATGTAGCAGCTGGAGACATTATTGGAATTGAAAATGCCACTGCTATTCAAGGTTTTTATACAGTAGCATCTATAGTAAACAAAAATATTATCATCAAGACAACTATTAAAGATTGGACATCCCCGTTTACTGATAGTTCTGAAATTTTAACATACAAGTTTATTAGATCTAGAATTGATAATGCTAACAATATTAACGATTTATTACCACCAAAGATAAAAGCCGGCGAACTTATCTGGGCAGACAATAACGGTAACGGATTAAAAACTGTTTATGAAAATAATAAAGTCTATGGTCAAAAAAGTTTATCTAAGGCATCGCCGATTTTACCAAATGTAAATTTTGGTAAAAAAGTAGCAATGTCAGAAAATGGAAAAACTGCCGCTGTGGCCGATAATAATAAAGTAACAATCTTTGTTAAAAATTCCTTGGGCAACTGGCTAGAACAGGATATAATGACTGCTGACTTTGAATCGTCAGTAACTACTATTGCTAGATCTACTGCTAGTGGTACAAATATTATAACAGCCGACGACACTTATAGTTTTGAATTAAACGATCCTGTAATGTTTTCGGGAGTAACTGTCGGTAGTATTATTAGTGGTAGAACATATTTTGTTAAGACGAAGCCCAGTAATGTTACATTTACAATATCTGAAAC